CTTTGTAGTAATCTTATCATTCTCTTTAATGTTTGCAAAGCGATTATTAGTAAAGTGATGGTCACGTGCAATAAACACAACGACTGGTACATTTCCATCTTCGTCATTCACCTCAGCGTGAACACCCGCTTTGGTAATTGTCTTTACATCGCATTCAACTAGCATTCCTTCCACTGGGTGACAAACCATACATTCGAATACAGTTTGGAATTCAATACTATCCCCGTTTACGGTGCCACTCGAATAACTAATTACTTTTACAGAATTAGGTTTGATAAATCCTTCGGGAATACAACGTCCCTCTGTATTCTTAGAAATCCAACGTTCTAAATTGCGTTTAATATTTTGTCCAACCTCTGTAATAGAGAGGAAGACCTTCATGTTCAATAGCTCCTGAACATATACTCCGTACACCTTAGGGTCTTTTTTAGAAACGCTATTATATTTGTCCATCTTAACTAATATAATACTATATTATCTTTTATGTATTTTACGTAATTTCATATAGAATTCAATTTTTCGCACTTCATTTCTTAACTTCGATAATGCGGTTCAATAACGCTTCTTCTGGGTTGAAAAACCATCGCTGTGATTGGTGGCGAATATCATCATAGTGTCGAAGTAATATCTCCATCATAACACACAATCCATTCTTGAATACTATGTTTTTAAACGTCACCCCATTAATGTCAATGTCCGCATTAATAGTAATTTCAGAATAGGCGTTGCTGCCATGTACATTATTTAATCGTGCGATAATATCACGTTTACCTGCATTCTCACAATAGGCACCCTTGTTGTTTCGTTTGTCGTTCAAATTCTTGGTCTTAAAAACGACCTCATTGTTCTTAAATACACTCATAAACCCTACAATACTATTATAGGATTTGATATTGGAAATGAAGCGCGTGAGTTTGGGTTTAAATTCAGCATACTCGGTACCATCCAACTCGTTCCAAAGACCCGCATCCTGTTTGTCTTGAACATAGATCTTAAACGTTGTATTTGCATTGTCTTCGAATAACAAGAGTATTCCGGTATAAGAACTCGTATGCATTATCTTAGTATCGAAGTAGTCTTTGATAGTTGTTTCAATAGATAACAGTTTTGCTGTATTGTCATTATACAAGTACTGTATTGCGAGTAGTTTATCTGTCAGAGAAAGCGTATCGATGGAATGATGAACGGCATACTTAACAATATCCTCGTCGTTTAAGTTATGAAATTGCTTGATTTTATGGAATACACTGCCTAGGTGTTTATACCAATCGACCTCACCAGTTTCTAATTCTCGGATAGAGTGTGTAGTTTGCATATCAATATCACCCGTTAATTCATCAATCATGATCGCGGATTTCATATTTTCTCTGATAGTTTCTAATACATCGGTATAGGTTCGTGTGTTTTTTATTTCAGTTATTTCTCCGGTTATCTGAGAACCTGTTTTCGGTTTACCCCGAGGTTTTACCGGAAGTTCGAGTTGCAATACGGACGGCTTGTAGTCAACCGGTGCATCACGTTCGAATATGGACGCATATTGGTCTGTAATCTCAATCGGTTGAAATGCGTATATTTCACCACGGTTCGTTAAATAACCTATGCGTCCGTATTTATCAGTTAATTGTTCCGTCTTGTTATTGACAAAACGAGATAGTGCAAAATCAATCTGTTTTTCGTCATAAGAATAGTCTATGTTCTCGTTGGGGTATTGACTATTGACATTTTTAATGAGGTGTCTATTGGGAACATTCAATTTGATGTTGATAGAATTGATCAGCTCATTTCTATGATAAAAAACCTTCTCTTTGAATAACTGTCGGATACGCTTGACGATGGCACTGTAATTAATTCGGGCATATTCCTCATTGTATGTATCTTCAACAATATCAGACGCACCTATTGGTGTATTTGGAGAACATGTGAAACTACAATTATCCATATAATCACATACATCAGTGAACGCTCTATCTCCAATATTATAATCAACCATGGCACCATCTTCGTTGCTTGACAATTTAATTTTGACATTTCTATTCTCAGTTATTTCAAGTAGTTTATCAACGGCAAAGTTCGTCTGCCCGATATTGAGTATACAATCTACTGCAATCTCTTTTAATATCCGAGTAACTATACCGATCTGCTTTGCCTTTTTCTCGGCGAACCGGTATACGTACATATCAGCTGGTTCTTCTTCGTTTTGTGGAAGAGTAGCATGCAAATACAACTCGACATTCCGCTCTTCAAATGGCAAACGACAGTGACTTAGATTTCTTACACCACGACCGATAATCTGTTCTATTCGGTTCATATTATACCATGGTTCCATGATATGGATCTGACGAATATTTTTAAAATCAAGACCCTCGGCTGCTGCCTTGGTAATAAGAATAACCTTTACATTTTCTCCGTATGCATTTTCAGGGTTAGTAATATATTTCAAGTCGTCATAATTGTTTGGAGAGAACCGTTTGTCACCAGTAATCATTACATATCGTGCAGGTGTAAACGTTTTATTATCCTCGGGAACAAATTGTGATTTTGGTTTCATAGTAAGTGAGTCAATATACTCAGATGGAGGTGTTTTGAACAACGAACGTGTATGACCCGCTGACCCATAACGTGAAAACCCCATCTCTTCCAATGCAAGAGCCATGGGGACAACTCCTCCATCGATATATTGTGAATAGACAATAACAATGCCAGTCGATTTTAATATAGAATTACATACAGTAGACATTTTGTTACTATATTTATGTAAGTTGTCTTGGTGAAAGATGCGCCCATGTGTATTCAAAATCTTATCGTTGTATTCATAATCATATCGCATCAACTCACTGGTTTTGTGTTTGGTAACTTTTGCCAGTCCGTTTTTGCCGACCATGTTCTGAATAATGTTCTCCATATTAACGTCGGTTGTCTCTTTGTTCTCGAATATCTGATCGAGTTCACTACTAGGATACACGATATCCAACGATTGTAGTGGTTTTTCGAGATATGTATAACCAAATGTCTCCATGTTCTCGAATGAAGGCATTATTTTTGTTTTTCCAAATTTATCCGTTACTGTCGAACTACGTGATCGTAGATATTCCATGATGTATTTATAACCTTTTTCTTGGTATTCCCCGATGGGTGTTACATGCAATGGGACATGTTTTAATGGCATATCAATCTCTTTTAGGTTCATCTGTATCTTAGGATAGTTCTCGATATTTACCACATTTTCCGGTGAAAATATGTCAGGGTAAATGCGATAAGGGAATGTATAAGGGTTCTCTCCGCGAACATAGGAGATATAGCCAGTTAACTTACGCTTTAAAAGTTCTCTTCCATTCTCGTAAAATTTCCCGCTTTGATCAGTCCTTTCCTCTACAAAATTCCCATTCTTATCAAACACCATGTTTTCCGTTATGGAGCTTCTCTTGTCTACACTATTCAAAATATTCGTTAACCATATGATCTCTTTGTAACTATTGTACATGGGTGTAGCCGATAATAATAATAGACGTATGTTGTCAGCATGTTTACATATTTCCATTAACAAGGAAGCTGTCTTCGTTTTGTCCTTGTTATCATCCGTTGGGCGAATATTATGAACCTCATCAATAATAATAAGGCGATTGTTGAAAAATTTGCGAATTTGCCTTAGTTTCATCTCTTTGCGGTCTTTTGCAGAGTATTGCATGTTGTCGTTGATAAAAACCTTTCGTTGTATGAAATGTGCGATTTCGGTATAACCGACAAAAGAATAGTATTTGTTTATAATGCTATTAATCTGACTAATCACTTTTTCACGCGGTATACCGCGCATACTAGTGGGATTAATCTCTTTTATCAATGCATTACCGATGCACGTATTTAAATTCCATAGGTCTCCATCTGCTTCTAATTTCCGCTCATCGAATAGTTGTAAGCGGAAATTGTTTTGCACATTGGGTGAAGCAACAACTAATATTCGCTGGGTTAAACCAATCTGTTTCATAAATCCGCGCATTTCTTCGGCAATGCCGATAGCACTACATGTTTTACCAGTACCTAGGCCGTGATATAACAACATGGCATTGTATGGTGTCTGGAAAGAAAGGAAATTCTTAACAAACATTTGATGTGGCATTAATTCAAAATCGGCCTTGCATAACAATTCTGCATGTGATTTCACATCACGTATTTTTCCGTCATACATCGTATCGTGGAACTCTTTGCGTTTTGCAATTTTAACATTGAAATTGGGGTCATTCAGTTCAGGGTATAGAAAGTCTGAATTAGCATCATCATTGGATGCAAGATGTTCATAGTATTCTTTGTTAAATTGGAATACATTCCCTTCTTTGCTTTCCATATCATTCGGTACAACGCCAATCGAATTTTGTAGCTCCATATCACTAGACGTCATATTTACATCCAAATTGTCATCTATGTCATTTGCGTCTAGTCGTTCTCCATCGTCTTTTATATAAATACTATCTTCGTCAGGTATTGGTTCAACAACTGGTTCAACAACTGGTTCAACAACATCATTAATAATGGGTGTAATAATATCCTCTGTCGATGGTAAGGAAGACGATAACGTTGGCTCAATATTCTCAACTGGTCTATTCTCAATACATATTATTAATTTGACGAGATCGATTTTACGCCTAGCATCGGAAGAGTTTTTTTGACCGGTAGGTTCTCCTTTTAGTTCAGATAGAATATCACGTAGAGCTTGACCAGACATCTTTTGCAATTCATTCATGCGGATCAATTCCTCTTCTGTTGTAGGGACATAATCAACGGAACATCCTAATACAGTTTTATTCGTCGTTTTCTTGGGAATAGCTTCACATAGATTAGAGATAGGGTTTCTTTGTTCGCCTGGTGGACAGCGTTTTTTCAGTGTACGCTTATTGGAAATCGGTTTTATTTTTTCTGTAATCTGAGACATCCTACCTTATTACTTTAAAATATGCGTATATAATTTTACACACATATTTCATTTGTATCAACAAATATTCAAAACCTCATGGATTACAGAAACCGTTTCAATCGGAAACCAGTGAGTGTTTGATTTATTTTTGTTAACATGGATAGTTTTTCTAAATTGTAAGGGCGAATGTCTTGAATACATTGTTCGTATGTCTTCCATTCCATGCGACTAACCTCAGACACTTCGTAATTGTCCATATTTACATGACAATTATTATCCACATAGGTTAAAAAATACTTATGCTTGTAAGATTTATAATTAGAGCCCGTAAATATTTCTTCATAAGGGATAATATTTTGCACCAAACTAAGGTTAGATGCATGAATGCCAGTTTCTTCACTGAATTCTCTTAAAGCACATGCATAATCATTTTCTTGATAATTCCGTCTTCCTTTGGGAAATCCCCATTCCGGGTCATTCCATATGCCATATTGATTACTTTCGTCGATTAATTGATTTAGATTATATGGTTCTGATCGATAAAAAATACCATTTTTTAAGGAATTGAATTTTATTTTGGATATATGTTCCTCATGCTTGTATTGACATGATATTTTACAATCGCCCCATATATCACGCCATAATTCGTCGAATTCTAATGTCCGTAACCGTTCCTTTTCAACAACAGTCATTTGTTTGAGCATGTTTAAAATGTAAAATTTGTTATTAACATAGTATTTACCTCTCATAAAATCAATAAATCCAAGAGTGTCTTTCCTGCGTATCATTAAATATTCAATAATTTTATTTGTATTATAGCGAAACGCAATAATGCCTATGCTAGTGATGGGCATTTTACATTGATTATATATATGACCATGTTTTCCACAGTTATTGCAATAATTATCGCCCATGTAACTAATTTAGTTTAACCTAATTGAATAAAGTGACAAATCTTTATATAACTATTTGATAATAGGAAATGATATTTGATCCAACTGTATGGGGTCCACACTACTGGTTTTTTTTACATACCGTAGCGGAATCGTATCCATTGACCCCGAATGAAGTATCGAAGCGCAAATATTACGATCTTATACACAATATGCCGTTATTTATTCCGATATCAGAGATGGGAAATAAATTTAGTGAATTATTAGATAAATATCCAGTAACACCTTATTTAGACAACAGAACATCCTTTGTACGTTGGGTTCATTTTATACATAATAAATTGAATGTGTTATTAGGAAAAGAAGAGATTGGTTTAGCTGATGCACTCGAAAAGTATAGAGCAGAATACAAGCCGAAACCGGTTTATTTACACGAAAAAATACACGTGCGTCGTCAATATATACATATCGCATTAATTCTGGCATGTGTATTTTTGATATACATGTATTATGAATAAAATGAAAAAGTCTCGTGGTAATATAAAGACGCGATGCGAATAGAATTGATAATTATTCTGATAGCGGGATTTATCATTGCAAACATACATACCGACGGTAAATATACGAAACTACTACTTTCCGGTAAGAAATATTACCAGATGGCAGGTGTAGCATTTGGAGCATTGATGTTTTATATACTAATCAAACGAAATCCATTACGTGCACGCGAGATGGTTTCAATGTCAAATGAGTATATTAAATATTTACCGATAGATAAGAATGCATCGAACATCATTTCACCAATATTGGACTTTACCTCAAAACAAAACTTTACGTCTGATGATAGCAATAGTCCTATAATTCAAATGACAAACAACAATCAATACGTATCCGAGAACCGAATATTAAACTCAGGTAAAAAATCCACAAAACGATCGGTAAGTGAAACGAAAAAGAAATTTGTAGCGTCTAGACAGGATTGGAAATGTGCAGATTGTAAAAGCCAATTGAATGCTTGGTTTGAGGTGGATCATACAGTCCGTTTAGAATATGGTGGCAGTAATCATGTAGATAATTTAGTGGCTTTATGTCGTGAGTGTCATGGAAAAAAAACCACCATCGAGAATTTGTAAATTACAATACAATCGATTATAAAATATACATTATTGTATAATCAAACTAAAATATGCCAAATATAAAGGAAATTGGTTCAAAGGTTATGACCGGTATACAATCCATCCTATATACATTTTTTTACATAATTAGTATAATGTTTATATGGTTAATCGTAAAGCCAGTGACCACCATCTATTCATCTCTAAAAGAATTATTTATTTATGCATATGAAAATCTAGTATCAAATGCAACAAGTGAAAGTTATACCAGTTATGGTGCCATTGCATTGGTAGTAGGAGGCATAATTGGTTTTATGCAGTATGCGACAAAGGACCCGAATGCATCAACCATTGGTATTTATAGATACCTATATCCTATTGCAGGTTTGATAATTGGAGGTTTGTTCTATACATTTATGGGTAACTTATTTGGTGTCAATATGAAATCACTTATTACGGGATTATCTTCTCTCGCACTAATATTTGGAACCGCACTATATTATTACTCGGGAGGAGAAAGCGATACTATAAACAAACTGACGTACATCATGTCTGGACTAGCGGCATTTGGTGTAATTGTCGCATTGGCTATTGTATTCTATTTTTATAGCAACTATTTAAAATCAATGGAAGGATGGAGTGGACTATTTGCTCACCTATTGTTCTACATACCATGTCTAGTTCTAGATTTTATCAATTATATTAAGTCTGAATTAGGTGCAACCACGAATGTTGTATATTACCTGTTTATACTAGAACTGGTGGCAGCGCTGTTGTATATCTATATACCATTAATAATAAGAAAGATTGGCGTCATGGAAGGAACGCCCTTATTAGCAGAAACCGCCTTTTTAGATATTAAAAAGGAATTGGGAAGCGGATATAACCATGCGTTTGTAAATAATGGACATAGCGATGAGGCAACTACAACATTCAAACGTTCATATAGTATATCAATGTGGTTATATCTAAATATGCAACCACCTAATTATGCATCCTATGCAAAGGAAACGGAAATATTTAATTACGGTAATGGATTGCCAAAGATCACTTATATTAATAACATTGACACTGATGGAAATCAAACACCAGACATGCTGAATGTATATTTTACAAATCGCGGAGAAGAAGTGAAACGAAGTTATAAAGTGAATATAAAACCACAGAAATGGAACCAACTCGTTTTTAATTATAATTCTTCGCAAGTAGACCTATTTTTAAACGGACATTTAGAAAAAACGTTCGTATTTGATGAGAATGAGCCGGAATATTCCGCCGGAGATATAATTTCCATTGGTGCAGTGGAAGGACTAGATGGAGCAATTTGTAACATCAAATATCACAACAAACCCCAGTCAAAGGGACAAATAGCAACGTCTTATAATATGTTAATGAAACAGAACCCGCCTGTAAATAATTTGTGATGAATTAATATACAATGAAGCCAGCTACCATAATTCTGTCGGTGTTGATCATATTACTAGTATACGTGTTATATGCATACATTACTGGAACTGTAACACAATTGTCTAGTTCTGCTAGTTTAAAAACCGCCATTACTCCTATTACTAAGGTGGAAGGAGCAAGAAATACCCGTTATGGTTATAATATATGGGTATATGTGAATACCTGGGACAACAATTCTCCCAAAACGTTGTTTAGTCGTCCTAATAACATGAAGGTGTACTTAGATAACACTAGTCCTACACTGAATGTAGATTTAGCAATGAATGAGACGGACGAAAGTGGCATGCCCAAGTTCGATAAGATGATAGTTACCAAGAACTTCCCATTGCAAAAATGGGTATGCATAACATTAAGTGTAGATAATCAGTTTGCCGATGTATATCTAGATGGCAAGTTAGTGAAGTCGCAACGTTTTTACAGAAGTAATGAGGCAGGTGGCGTGTTCCCTGCTATCCCACCAGATGCAACTTCTGCACCAATTTATTTAGGAAATAGTCAAACCCAACCATTTGTGTCATTCGATGCATACACATCTGAATTTAAACGTTGGACTGTACCCGTTGACCCAGAAACTGCATGGAATACCTATTTAGAGGGCAATGGTACGAATGCGATATCTCGTGCATTCTCATCCTATGGCATTGACGTTTCTGTGTTAAAGAACAATGTAGAACAAACAAAGTTCTCTTTTTAAATAAATCGTAATACAATACTATATATTCTACTATATAGTATAGAACACTGATATGAATATTCAACCAAATGCACCACCAATTGCAATATCCGCATCTACTCCTCCCGTTGCCCAGCGTCTCGGGTCTGCATTAGACGGAGTGAAGTCGTCATTGACAACAACATTTGACGATTTCTCAACCCAAGCTAGTGCTGGTGTAGGTGCTACAACCGGATTTTTAACTTCAAACACAATCATTGCGAAATTTGCTTTTATTTTGCTGTTATTGATTGTGTTTTTAATATTGTTTAATTTAGGAATATCAATAATAGGCTATTTTACAGAGCCATCGCCGGATCCCTATGTAATCAATGGGTTAATAGACGGAAACCACTCAAAAGTTATACCTCAGGACCCCAAGCAAACAAATGCAGTCCAGATATTTAGATCAAACGATCAGTCGAAGGGTATGGAATTTACCTGGTCTACTTGGCTATACTTAAACGATTTAGGTACGGTTGAAGGTAAATATCAACATGTATTTAGTAAAGGAGATGGTAATATTAATACTACGTCGAACTTATCGAGTGTAAACAATGGACCTGGTCTTTATATCGGTCCTATGAATAACAGTCTTCATGTTATCATGAACTCGGTATCATCAACCGACGACAATACTACCTTAGATATTGACAATGTCCCAATTAAGAAGTGGTTTCATGTGGCATTACGCCTCCAAAACACAGTACTAGATGTTTATGTAAATGGCGTGGTAGTAAATAGATTATTATTAGCAAATACTCCCAAACAGAATTATGGTGATATTCATATTTGCCAGAAAGGAGGATTTATGGGTAAGCTATCCAATCTGAGATATTACAGTCGCGCATTAAATGTATTTGAGATTAACAATGTTGTATCATCCGGGCCAAATTTAAAGGTCGCCGAAGATGTTATGCCATCAGGTGGGTTCAAATACCTTTCCAACCGGTGGTATGCATCCAAATACTAAGTAACCAGTGGTGGTAATGTAAAATATATGTTCGCAAAATATATATATTTTATTTTATTTGATGTCGAATATTGATTTAAACCTCGACACTATATGTAATTTGAGAAAGCGTCAACAATTATTTGCGATGCCCTCGTTTAGAGCAACACCTATATCGCCATATCCAACTTATACGCAACGTCAACTTGATATGCGACGAAAATTCGAGATTTTACAATACCCAAACAATCGTTTAAATACACGAACGAATAATTTGACAAAGAAATCTCTGTTTGCACAAGCGATTACTGGCAAATATCAGAAACAGTCCTATGCGCCTATCCATACAGATACCGTTCGATATACTTACGATCCATTATTTAAATTAGATAGTGTAAATATAGACAGAACCACCGAATTTCCAGTACCAGAATGTCCGACAGATGATCTTATTCAAACGCCGACGTCTTCATCAGATGTACCTGGACCCATCATTAAATTATACAAGGACCCTACTGTCCCTTTATACAACTACGCAAATTCATCTGTTGAGAATTATGCGATAACCGACGTAGATAACCAGGTTTTATGGAAAACAAATACAATCGGAGAAAACACTACATCGTTGAGTACCATTACTGTAATAAACTCTGATCTTGTACTAGAACCAGCAAATGACACAACGATGGCCTCGATTATGATAACTGATAAAATCAATGTAGATAGATATACATATTCACTACAAATACCAATCGGTGTTTACTTTAAAGGTACATATAAAGGAACTACACCCAAAGAGTTTGCTGAATTGAAACTATCATTTTCAAATGTAAACTTCAACCCACAAGTGGTATTTGCGAATAATCCGATTGAAACAAACCGAATAATTGAATACAGTATAGACAATGGAAATATTAGTGAAATTACCTTTGATGTTCCCGCAAATGGCGAGAATTTTTCAGGTTCACTATATACGGGAATGTTAACAATATCAAATATGGAATTATATACGGAACCTGGATATATATATGACTTCAATATTCTTGCCGATGTAAAGTTCACACAGGATAATATAAATGATTTTAGTAACAATTATGATTTTAGTTATGGAGTAAAGTTTAACATGACAGAAGTCAGTAAAAAATCAGAGATAGGATGTACTATCACCACTGATCCTAGTGAAAATGAAAGATTACCACTTCGTGTTACATGACAACTTGCATAAACACGTTACACTCTACATATCGGACAATTAGTGCATCTGGTAGAACATGTCGAACATATAAAATGGCCACATAGTGGTACCTCCAAGTTGTCTATATTCATCTTTTCATAACAGACTGGACAATCTTCATTCATCTTAGCATTATCATATAATGTTTTTATGATTGTCGGTAATCTCTCTGTCGCACTTACTATTTTTTTCATTTTAGTATACTCGGTTTTGGCAAGATTATAGCGTCGTTTGTAATGATAATTATCATTTTCTAATAATCTGAACTGCTCGCATTGCGTTTCATACATTCGTTTAAGTTGCCCATATTTAAATTGATATGTATGTTTGGATCGTTTATGTTCATCTTCCAATGTACGAATTGTATTGGACTTTTCGTGACATAACTTGCGGAGATCTTCTCGTTCTTGTTTTAATTGGTTGATAAGACATCTGACATCAGGGTTACTATCTAACATCCATGCTTCTTCGGTGATTTCAGTGTCATCATCATTTTGTTTGTCACTGTGGTTTGTCTCTTTGTTTGCGATAGTACTAGTTAGTTCTGCATCACATGGATAAGGCTTATGTCCCTTATGATAGAGCACTTGCACCCAAGCAGTAAGACATTCATTGTCTATACCAATAAGAGTAATTTCAAGAGCAGACTTCTTAACATCACGAACGGTTGTCGGATCACTTTTAGAGGTTTCCTTTGTATACAACGCAAACTCACTGAAATGATTGTTAAACGCGGCATCGAAGTTAGACAAAATCGTGGTTACATCTTGGGATTGATAAACGCTATCAGCTGGAACAGTATTATCATTATTTGTGTGTGCATCTATATCATATGTCTTTACTAATCTGGGCACTACGATTTCATAACAATGTAGATTGTTCGCTTTGTTCTTAGTCAATGGTGTAATATTATAGGTTACATCATAGTTGTCTGTAATAAATGCATCCATTGCTTGTTTGCATAATTCATCACGAGTTTTGGGCATGTTTACTATTAAATTTGTTAGATTTTTATTTTGAGGCAATTAGTTATAACAACTTCTTATAACTAATAAGTATTCAATTTTCCAGGTGTCTATTGTGCATTTGTTGTAAGGTTAGGGTTGAGACATTGGTGCTGACTGGGGAATATTTGACCCGACATACACTTAGTGTCCTGGTCGATTTCTACACACCCTCTGCGCCCTTGATGTTCTCCAACCAAGCACCAACTAGCCTTATCGGCACCAATTGCAGTCTGTATATTGCTATTCGTATTATCTGCATCAGGTGTGCTAGTTTTTATCGTAGATAGGTTAAGTGCATTATCAAAATGTTTTTTGGCATTTTTATCAATGAGGTTTTTACTGCCATCTTTTAATAAATTTCCAACAGACTGTACTGCTCCACTTGCAACGTCAATGCCAGTCTTGGTAGTTTCACCTACGATATCCGCGGTTGTATTAATAACTGCACCGGTGGTGTAGCCGAATAACGATAATATACGCAGAATTAACGGTTTAACCAAATTAACAATTGACTGAAATAAGTTTCCTACTAATTGGAAAACGCTACCAAACAAACTTAATATGTTTATTCCTAAAAGTGAGAATATTAGTAAAACCAATAAACTAACAATGAGGAACTTTTTGTTAAGAACTATTCCTCGGTCAGACACATCGATATTAAGTTTAGGAGAAGATTGTAATGAAGATGTATCCATGAATGTAATATATATATTGAAATATTTTATTTACTAGTTCGTTTGCATTTGACTTATAATTTATTAGTTTATAGTAAAATGGGTCTGTTTAGTTTTATTGAAACTTTCTTCTTTGTAAGTTTAGCCGTTACATTTATCTTGATATTGCTTCTAGTGTACCATTTTAGACAGCGGTTTAACACATTGGAGCAAAAATGCGATACTATGTTTGAATTAATAAATAGTGTTGTTTCCGAAATGAATGCGATGAGGAGCGTTCAGTCTGGTGTACCAAATATGATGTTTCACCCGGATCATCAGGGAAACACGCACTATGAACAAGTCGATGGTAATATAAGCCATTATTTACAGGATGAGCATCAACATGAGAGTGACGATGATAGTGGGTCTGAGGAGGACAGTGATGATGAGAGTGGAACCGAGGAAGACAGTGATGATGAGAGTGGAACCGAAGAAGACAGTGATGATGAGAGTGGAACCGAGGAAGAGATACCAGACGATGCATCTGTAAAGGTGATTGTATTAGAAAATCAAGAAAACGAGGGATTGACCTTAGTGCCTGACGATACCGTAGATGCATCGGACAATGAGAACGTAGACGATATTATTCAACCAGAAGATTTTAGTGAAGCTGACCCAGTTGTTGTAGAAAAATTAAATGACGAATATTTAGAAAATACAATTACTGCCGAACCAAATTCTATCGAAGAAATTGCTACAGACGTATATCGTAAAATGACGATACAAAATTTAAAGGCATTGGTCATTACAAAGGGTTTATGTTCTGATCCAAGCAAAATGAAAAAGGCTGAATTATTAAAAATGCTGAATGGTGAGGCGAATGAGTAATTGCCGGTAATATAATATATATCGAAATTATATAATATATTATAATGTCATCCATAAATGAGTTTACTAGTTTAGATAATGCATATCCAGAAGTAAAGTTCGAATTTTCTCGAACAATGTATCCAGTTCAGAATAATACTCAATATAAACAGGCACCTCCAATAACAAGTAATAATAAACAGGTTCTCGCCACAATCCAACCCGAAGCTGAAAATAACAATGCTTTATTATCCAGCGCGGGTATAACATCTAATTGGCAATATCGTAAATATTTAACTGACAATGCATCTGATTTAATTGAATACAACTACCGGGAAAGCAACAATGAGAACAATTTTGCGGTTAGGCAGTCTAATCCACCAAATATACAATGCAACGAAGTAAAGGGTGAATACAATGTACCTCGATTACAGCATGATGCATTAGACGCATCGCATCGCTTTGGCAAACCAGCAAGTGATTTGAAAAATATGTATCTTAACCAAGCGAATAATGATCTCCTAAAAATTGCACCTGTCATTACTCCCGAAAACGTTATACGACAACGTTCAGAATAAGTTCTTGAATTAGCCTTTTGCGACCAAACAATATAAACTCGGTAGGTTATATTGTTTATTGTGTTATGAGGGTCATAAGTTTTGATGTCGGAATTAAGAATATGGCCTATTGTATTTTTGACTGTACAAATGGGCAATTTATGATATCCAATTGGGATGTATTAAATTTAATGGATGCACAAGAGGCTGACCATATATGTGGTTGCATAAACACACCGAAGACGAAAAAACTATTACCGAAGCCATGTACAAAGAAGGCCAAGTATAGTAAGAATGACAAATATTATTGCGATAAGCATGCAAAGTCGTGTAGTCAATATATGGTTCCCACGAAGGAAATGTTGCCACCGTCTCTGAAAAAAATGAAGGTCGGTGACTTAATTGCCTTGGGTAACAAACATTTAGCACTCATTGATGTAGCCAATCCGGAGAAGATGTTAAAGCGCGATGTATTGGATAAATTGACAACCTATTTTGCGAAAAACTGTTACGAGCCAATTATAACAAAAAAGGCGAAAAGCGCATCGGAAACGGATCTGATTGAGATAGGACGTAATATGAAAACCCGCTTAGATGAAGTAGACCGGATCGATGAAATAACCAATGTTGCCATTGAGAACCAAATATCACCAATTGCGAACCGAATGAAAACGATACAAGGTATGTTGGCTCAGTATTTTATAATGACGAATGAGAATGCACAGATTGGTTTCATATCATCAGCGAATAAACTGAAACAGTTCGATAAATTGAAAACGGACAAATCGAACAAAGTGGACAAACTGACGACAGATACGAAAGAACCTTCACGAAACGTTAACCCTGAATATAAAACACATAAAAAGGATAGTGTCCATTACTGTTTAGAATTGCTCACCGCGAACCCTGAGTTGTCTACTTGGAAATCAGCAATGGATACCCGAAAAAAAGACGACTTGGCCGACGCATTTTTACAAGGCATTTGGTATTTACGAAACAATAATATTATTATAATTGCGGATGATTTAAAAATAAAACTTGTATAATTATCATAGTAGATGGAAGTAATCGATTTAGGTGCATTAGACGATTTAGATCCTGTATCTCTTGATATAGGGCAATCCAACAGTAATATGGGATCAGGAACCGGTATTGAATTGCTCATGAACGATAAAAAGATTTCATCCAGTAATTCGAATTCTAATTTAAATTTAGGCGAATTGGATAATTTGGAAAATGAATTGAATGACCTATCTAGCCAAGGAAAGAGTGAGACTAAAAGTCTTAGTGGAATGGCGGCTAACCTCTTTGGCATGGGTGAAACCACCAATAAAGCACCAACACCGAGGGAACCGGATGACAACTTCGGTGGATCTAATATTGGACAGGCGACCAGTAATAGTATGGGTAATTCGAAGACTTGGGATGGATTTTCAAAAATCAATGAGATCCCTTTGAATGCAGAAAAGGTAACCACATTGAATGAGCGCGAGGTTCGCCGTAAAAAGCGTGCTATGTTAAAGAAATTGGAAGAATGGTACGAGAAGGGTCAGATTAAGCATGGTTCGAATTTCAATATGGAGTCAGCCTTTGATGAGATTGAGGACGAATATGAAACCGCATTGGAGGATAAACGCAAGAAGGATGGAATTAAATTACAGGGGTGGTGGTTTATGACTTTCATTAATTCGATGGAATATGCAAACACTGTATTTAATCCTTTTGATCTTAATTTGGATGGTTGGGGAGAACAGGTGAACGAGGATATCGATAGTTACGAAGAGATTTTCTCTGAATTACACGACAAATACAAGGGCGGTAAGATGGCGCCGGAAATCTCTTTGCTTCTTCGTGTTGGATTTAGTGCTGCGGTATTGAATTTCTCAAATAAGGCATTGTCTAGTGCTACACCAGCTTTCAATGATGTTATTAAACAAAGTCCCGAGTTAATGAAAATGTTTACAAACGCAACTGTGAGTAGCATGAGCCAAGAATCGCCCGGTTTCGCAATGGCGAGTAATTTTATGCAAGATTCAACTAGACCTAAGGGACCTCCTCCACCCGCACCAGTTGAGACACAAAATATGGCTCCTCCACAACGTCCTGGTATGGTATATACAGGAGAGACCCCAAACAATCGTCCAGACCTTAATGCTAGTAGAGGAGCAATGTTTAGAGAGCAAGGTGTTGATGTAAACAGCGAGTATAATGTGAACGATGAGAGCCGTAGCATTAATACTCCTCAGCAACCTCCATCTAGGCCTGAAATGCGTGGGCCTCAATCGAGTAGTATTGACAACATTTTGTCTGGATTGAAGACCCGTAGTGTGAATATTCATGAGCAGCCTCCTGCTCCGGTCGCTAGTCAATCCGTCGAGGACGATTCCGTTATTTCGATTGCATCATTGAAAGATATGCAAAACACAACTATGCCTAAGCGCTCCAATAGAAGAAAGAACCGTTCTGACAAGAATACTGTTTCGTTGGATATTTAATTTTTCTTATTGATTGGTTTATTATTGTAAATCAATCAATTCTATACATCAAAACTAATTTCCTCGCGCAAATTGAAAACCAAAAAAAACTAGTAGTTTTGTTAAGTATTTTACATTATAACTCGTTAAATTAGAGACCAGACTTGTAGTCGTATAGGCTTTGTGTGCCCATATCTCGGTTGCATCCAGCGCAAATCGGGAGGAGGTTATCGAAGTTATCTGTACCGCCCTCACTATGGGCTACAATATGGCCGACGTGAAATCCATTTGACCCTAGATTAATATTATTGGTTTTACATACACCACAAATAGCTTCGGTAGCTTCTTCTCCAAAACACCTTTTCCATACTACGCCGCGTTTGTATTTCGATAGAGGCTTTCTTCTAGATATTTTCGGTTTAGTAATAAGCGGTACCGTGTAGGAAGTTAGTAAGTCAAACGCAATTTGATATATATTACGTTTTTTATAAATGGTATTATGTATGTTTTTTCTCTCCCATAGGGTTTTCACAATTTTCTTATCTACTTCAAGCTGACGATCTACTCTGGCAAAGAAACTCGAAATGAAACCATCACTGGTCAATGAAGACGTATAGCTTTTAATTATAGGATATTTCATGATATATTCTTCATCGGTCATAGAAGAGAGAATGCAGAAGATAGCATAGAAAGCGATTGGGGGTAATTTCACGTTTTTATCCTCGTGATCTACTGCAAACGTAACCATTCTTTCCATATCTCGCGTAAACTTAGTACCACACTTGTCATCAGCTATCACAAAATACTTACTGTCGCCCTTCTTCAATGCTTTGGTAAGCACACTATCGGTCATTGTAAACATATGGTCATATATATTAGTTGGAACACTGGAAATATGGTAGAGACGTACCAGAAACTGTATCCGATATTTTACAGGAGCTACACTCATGACATTGAGCATATTCTTAAATAAGTCTTCTAACTTCTCATTGTAGATCATATTGAGTAAAGGTAACTCCATGTTACGGTACAGATCACTGTTAGTTACTTTAACGCCCTGTTGTAATGAAATGAATGCGGCTTTCTTTTTAGCATCGGTCATAAGATATTTATGTACGACCACTATTAGGTTAATTCCTAAGAATTTTTTTCGTTGGTAGGGATCATATTTATCACTGGTCATATATACAGCGTTCCGGCTGTTTAATTTGCACCAGGCTTTGGTGTGCTCGTTCTCATCGTAGAATAATACTGCATTTGACCCGTTTATATTAATATATACCATATTGTTAGCTATATTTTTAATATGGTCAAGTGGTTTCGAATGTCTAAAATGCCAGAGTGCAAGAAGTCGGTGCTGTCCGTCAATTGTTTCGTACTCGTATTTATTATCCTGACCCATTGTATCGCATAATGTCAACGTCATCGCAGCATGACCATTGTAGTATAAAGATGTCAAGAAGGAACAAAACTTCTCCGGTGGCCATACAGCGTCTCGTTGATACTGCGGGTGCAGATTAATCAGGTGGATTATCATCATTATATAATCGATAGATTTCTGGGCTGTCTCGATAGGAGGAGGATCTGCGTAGACATTTTTGTAATATGTCGTACTATCTGTGTTATCGATTGCATTCATTGTTGTTGTAATTTGATATCGTTACTACGTAAAAAAAAGTATTCAATTTTATGTAGTACCAATCACAGTGCCCTCTTGTACATCGCCAGCATTTTCACTTTTTGTTCATCGTAGTTTACGATAGGTTTTGGGTATTTAATGTGTTTGTATTTGGGGTTCTCGCACATTGTATCCCATTTATGAATATCAGAAGGGTCGACGTAGGCAAGTTCGGGTACCCATTTTTTTATGTACTCGGATCGGATATCATATTTATAACTTTGTATCCAAGGGTTCATATCGCGAAAATACGGTTTCATATCAACACCAGTCCCACTAATGCCCTGCCAATTGCCATTGTTAGAAGCAATATCGTAATCAGTTAGTTGTTGTGCAAAGTATTGTTCTCCAATGCGCCAGTCAATCAATAATGTTTTGATCAAGAAACTAGCCACTGTCATTCGTCCACGATTGTGCATATACCCCGTTGTATTCATTTGTCTCATACAAGCATCTACCAGAGGATATCCAGTTAGTCCTACCTTCCATTTCTCAATATTAGTTTGATTATTACTCCACTGTATTTTACGGAATTTGGGTTGATACGAAAGACCAACTACTTCGGGATAAGCAAAGAGAACATGGGCAAAGAATTCTCGCCATATAAGTTCTCTTATAATGCCGTGATTAATACCAAACTTACGTTTGACATCATGGTAGACCTCACGTATAGAAATACATCCAAACTTGATATAGGCAGACAAATGGGTAGTTTGGTGAGTAAAGAAATCCCGCCTTTCATCGTAATCCGATTGGTCTCGTAGTGCCATTGTTAACAACAATTTCCCCCGGGTCCGTCCGCCGTGGACAAGAATATCCTTATTTGGATCGGTAAACCGTTTTGCAGCTTCTTGTAAAGAAATTTTATTTGATATACGAGAACCTGTATATTTACCAAAGTTAAAAACACGCTTTATTCGAGTATCTTTGACATCATTTTGAATAACCTTGTTATAAAAGGGCGTATATTTCTTATAGGCCATATTGCTACCGTCGGACACTACCGTACCTGGCTCATATAAGTAATAATCAGAGAACGTCGTGCATACCACGCCCAGATCATTGCAGAGTTTCTGTGTCGCCTCGTCGCGTTTCACCGCATATGGACTATAATCCCGATTAAAATATATAGCAGTAATCCCGAGAACCTGAATAATTGACCTTAAAATGGTTATTTGATCACCATAGTAACACATAAGTTCTCCACCTTTACTTTTTATATTCGATTTTAGTTCAATCAAACTTTCTATCATAAACTGTATAGCGTTGTCAGACCGGTATACATTTGCTTGTCCAACCTGGTCGGGTGTAAATATGAAACAAGTATACAATTCGTCTGACATTTCCGTTGCTCGATTTATTCCCCGATTGTCTTCAATGCGGAGATCACGATGAAACACGAACAATCCGCGGGTTGATTTTACCATAGTTATATTTATATTATAATAATATTTTTCTTTC